ACTCAAGGGTTGCTGACTAGCCGTGCTCCAGTAGATACAGGGCGTTTGGCGAGCAGCTTTTTTATCTCTAAGGCACAGCCGAGTAATGAGGTCACTTACACACCTTGGGCTCCTAAAGGCGCAAAGAAGGTGATTAGGCCGACCTACACACAACCAATCACTTATGGCGGCACTTGGTTTATTACCAACAATGTGCCCTATGGCCCGTATGTCGCCTTTGATCCTGTCTATGGAAAGGGAGGACGTGCATTTGGACCTGATTGGTACACAGCCACGGTGAACCAGAATCCAGCGCGATTCCAAGCTTTACTACGAAAGAACTTGAGGGCCGTCTAATGAGCTTTGCCAACATCCGGTCTTTAGTTGAAGTCGCTGTCACCAATGCTTATGGCGCTTTAACTCCTGCTGTGCCGGTGGTTTATCAGAATGTGCAGGAAGAGCCGCCTGGTGGTGCTGATTGTGAGTATGTGATCGTCAGCCTGAGCTACCCACAGTTGACTGAGCCGATCATTTGTCCTGATGAAAGCAACATTGAGACGATCAGAGGCAATGTCACTTTGTTCTGTTACACGCCTAGAGCTACTGGCATGAAGCGACTGGAAGAGCTTGGTTCAGTTGGTGTCCGAACATTGAACAGTCTGAAGTCGCAAGCTGATCCCAATGGAGTCCGGTTCAATCTTGGATCGGTAGAAGGGCCAATTCCTGTACTTGCGGGCGAGAATCCCCTGGCTCTAGTCAATGTGAATGCCCCATTTACGGCTAAAGGCTGATCAATAGAATCGGGAAAGCAAGCCCCCTTGCTCCACCCTTGCCCCCATTTGCCCCCGACTTTGTTCTTTATTGAGAGGTCTAAGTGCCCGTAGCTTGCAATACCTCGGCCTTAACTGGCCAGGATGGAGCAGTCTTCTTCAAACCGGCTGGTACACAGTTCTGTCTGCTGGATTTCACCGATTTTCCAGCTGGAACTGCCATCACTGTTCCGTCTGACAATGACTATCGCCTAGGCGATCCAGTCGCTTTTTACGCGGAAGGCACCGCCAATCTGGATACCAGCCTGACCGCATCTACTGCTCAGGCAGTGACTGCCTATTACGTGGTCGCCAGAACTGACACCAGTATTTCGGTGGCAGCAACTGATGGTGTAACAGCTATCACGCTTCAAGGTGATTGTGGAACCGGTACAGCAGACACTCCGGGTGCGGCTAATCACATCAAGATTCAGTACGCTGAATTTGGTGCAATTTGCCAGGTACGGGAATTTTCTGTCGAGATTTCTAGAGAGGAACTCGATGTAACAACCCTGCCTTGTGGCGAAGCAGGAGCCAGCAAGTATGCTGCATTCCGCAAGACACAGCCCAGTTATGCCAGTGGAACTGGGACAATGACTGTGTACTTCACCGATGATCAGACAAGTCTTGCCAATCGCCTGATTGACAACACTATGCTCAAAGATCAAAACGGTGCTCAGGTCAAACTGTATGTAAATGCGGTTTATGCCAATGGCGTTTTGGATGACACAGCATCGCTGTATATCCAGTCAGACATCCGTATTACGGGCATGTCTATGAGCGCCAATCCAGATGATCCAACAACGGCTGAATTGACTTTCTCAATTCAAAACCCGACTCATATCCTGAGTACACCAATCGCTTGATCCCACCTAGGCGATTATTTGCCCCACTATTTAGTGGGGCTTTTTTATGCTTTAAGCTAATCTTGCACTACGCAACCGATTAAAGATGCAATCTCAAGGATTAGAGCGACTAAAAGCAGCATGTGATATGTCGCTGCAAAAAAGGTCTGTATCGATTCCTCATGGTGGCGAGTTTGTCTATTGGTTGACGCCTTTGACGATTACTGAAAGGCGCAAAGCAGAGAAAGCAGCTGGGCCAAAATCGAGTGATCAGGACACCGGTCTCCATATTCTTATTGCCAAGGCGATGAATGAGGATGGCAGACCTTTGTTCTCTGTAGCCGATCTGGCCGATCTGAAGACCGCATTACCAGCTTCAGTTCTGACCGATCTGATGGTTCAGATCATTAATGGTGAAGGCGGTGAAGTGGAAGAGGGTGAGCCTGTGATCGACCCAAAAGACTCAAAAGAGAGTTCGAGCAAGACAAAGAGCTGATACTTCAGCTTCATGTCGCGGAAAAGCTAGGAATGACCCTCGCTGATCTCAGGCACAGAATGTCAACCGAAGAGCTTTGGCTTTGGTCGCTGTTCTATGAATGGCGACATGAGCAAGAGAATAAGGCGATGAATAAAGGCAGGACTGGTCGGCGCTAGCCTGTCTTTATCTGATTGAGCTTTGTGGCTGAGACCCGATTAAAGGTTGTATTAGAAACCACGGGCCAGGGCAAGCTCAAAGCCGCGAGGAAGGATAGTGATCAACTCGCCAAGGCATTAGGAAAAGTTGGTGTTCAGTCGAAGTCGGCTGCTAATGGCATTCGTCTGACTGGTAGAGCGGCTGCAGGTGCTAGTCGCGGAGTTAAGGGCCTGACTGCGACTATCGGCCAACTTGCTCTTGCTTTAGGCGGCATTGCCGCAGCAGCAAATGTTTTTAATACATCGATTAATCGGGAAGAATCAGAAAGACGAATCAAGCTAGTTGCTGCTGCCTACGGTGAGGCGGCTGGGTTGGCAGAGGCAGCAGGTAGAGCTGCAAAGAAATTCGGCATAGGTCAGACAGAAGCCAATCTCGCCATTGCTGACACCTTTGCTCGCCTCAAACCTTTGGGCACATCGCTCAAAGACATTGAAAGTGTCTATAGCGGTTTTAATACTGCCGTCAAACTATCTGGTGTTTCAGCCGAAGAAGCACAGTCGGCATTTAGACAGCTCAATCAGGCACTGGGTTCTGGTGTCCTGAGAGGCGATGAATTTACAAGGATCAGTGAGGCGATCCCAAGCATCCTGGTCACCATTGCCGATGAAATGGATGTGACCATTGGCGAGCTGAAGAAGCTCGGTTCTGAAGGCAAGTTGACTTCTCAGGTCGTTGTTCGGGCGCTGAAGAGAGTTGAAAGGGAAGGCGCTGACAGGGTTGCAGAAAGCCTCAAAGGCCCGAGACAGCAGATGATTAATCTGAAAAATGCGGGCGAAGATTTGGCATCAGAACTAGGCGAGTTCTTGCTGCCGGCCATGATTGAACTTGTAACTAAAACGACTGAATTGGCTAAAGGGCTTCAAAAGGTATTTGAGGCGCTGAATAAATTGCCGAAACCGGTCAAAGATGTTGCTGCTGCATTTACGACCCTTGGAATAGCAATTGCTGGTATTGGGCTCGCCACTGGACTAGGAGCAGGAGGCATCTTCGCGAAGATCGGTGATGGTGCTAAAGCTGCTATTCCTTTATTGGCCAGGCTCGGTGGAGGAGCAAAAACAGTCGCTACTGGTTGGACTATTGCTGGTGGAGCGATTACTAAGACTTCTCTTGCCATCACCGCCACAACACTTGCATTAGGTACATTAAAAGCCGCATTAGCTATTGGGACAGTTGTCGCCTGGGCCAAGATTATTTTTGATATTAATGCTGAAATAAATGAAACCAATCGCCTGTTAAATGGCGGCACAGAAGTTCTTGACGAATTAGAGCAAAAGATTATTGATACTCAGCGAGCGATCAATGAAGCTGCTAGGGCAACCGGTTTTTGGGAGGGCATCCTTAATGAATTTATTCTTGGTGTGGGCGATGCAGATGGTGCATTAAGTGGCCTCAATCAGCGACTAGATGAATTTCTACGAAAGAGGGCGAAGTTACGTGTGTTTCAGGGCGCATATACTTCAAAACTTAGAGGCAATAGTGCTGGTTATAATTCAAAGATTGAAAATACAAAGGCCGAGTTAGCAAAGCAAGGATATACCCTTGACGCAAACGGCAATGTTATTCCCCTGCCTAAAACCGACGTTGATACTGGTGGTGCTAAGCCGAAAGAAGATCCAGTCCCTGGCTTAACTCGCCAATTGGCTATAAGCGATAAATTACTTGCTAATCAAAGGGCGACTCTTGAAGCTCAATTCAATGAGAACGCTGAACAGGTCAAGGCTTTGCAGTTGCAGCGAGTAGAGATTGAAAGAGAGGGCAAAATAGCCGAGATTAATGCAGAAGATATTTCAGACAAGGCGAAACAACTAAAGATTTTGCTCGCTCAAAATGAAGCCTTAAATTCTCGCCAACAAATTTTGGCTGATGATGCGACTAGGCAAAGAGATTTGCAGAAAGACGCCGCCAAAACCCTGTCAGAGTTGCAGGATGAGCTGGATTTACTTAATGCCAAGATCGCTGGTAAGTATGAAGAGGTACTGTTAGAGCAACAAATTAAAGAGCTTAAGGGCGATAATGTATTCCTTGATGAAGAGGCACTAAAAAGCCTAAAAACTCGAATTGCTGCCCGCAAAGAGGAACTTAAGGCGATAGCAGAGAAAGAAGCTTTTGAGAAGGCAGTCGCTAATCGGCTTAAAAAAGCTCTAGAAGACGCTCTGGTTGGAACTCTTGAAGCCGCACTGGATAAGACAAAGGATCTCGGTGAAGCACTGCAAGAAATTGCCAGCAGTCTGCTGAAAGACCTCGGGCGCTTGTTCTTGAGGGCCGGCATTAATGGCCTTGGTAGCTTGACCGGTCTTCCTGGTTTTGCCGAAGGTGGTTATGTCACTGGACCGACCCCTGCCTTAGTTGGTGAAGGTGGCGAGCCTGAGTACATCATTCCTCAGTCGAAAATGGCTGGGGCTATGGCGCGATATGCAAGTGGCACTAGAGGCGCTGGTGTAATTGATGGGCCAGAGGGTTCAGGCGGTTATGGGTCTGCAGGTGCTGGGCCTATGTCGATCAACATCAGTGGAGGAGTGACGACAATTGATAACACCGATTACATCAGGAAGGATCAAGTGCCGAGCATCATTGCTCAAGCCAGCCAGGCAGGCGAACAACGCACTCTCAGGAAGTTGCAGCAAAGCCCGGCTACACGCAGGAGAGTGGGCGTATGACCAGCTCTGTTAATCAAGACCTAGAACTCGCCTTGGGTCATTTCTTGACCCTTAGGCGACCACCTGACAAGACTCAAGCGATCTCAGATATTGATTTATCGCCACCAGTAGGTGATGGCTGGACCGAACTACGGTTTCAGAACTTTTTTATCCAGCAAACAGCGACTTGGAATGGCAATCCCCATCTGTTTTTGCCGTTTGGATTCTCTGGCATCAGCATCAACCGAGCTGGATACAATGTGGATGCGAGTTTGGTGTTTCCCAAAAACACGCTTTCTATGGCGTTCAGCGACTTTGCAATTAAGGAGCAATGGACGGCAGTAGTGAGGGTGGTGTGGATTCAAAACATCGACAACCCACAGCAACAGCCGACTCAACTGCACATCTATCAAGGTCAGATCGCAGCCGGTTCATGGGCAGAGTCCACCATCAGCCTGACGACTAACTCAGTGCTGGATGCCGTGGCAGCCAATGTTCCAGCGCGATCCTTGACCCAACAACTGGTCGGCAATGTCCCATTTACAGGTCAAATATCGCTTAGGTGAGCTGCTTGGAATGCGGTTTGTGATGGGTGCTGATGGCACTGATCGCGAGATTGACTGCATTCATATGTGCTTGTACGCCCTGGATGCCATGGGGATTTCCCGGCCTGAGCTGAACCCAGTTTGGTATAAGACTTCGGCCTTAACTCATTTAAGGGCGCTCAGGAAATGGGGAGAAAGAGTGGAAAGACCGATTTATGATGGTGACATTCTGTGGTGTGGCGGCTTAGGTCCCACCTTTGCTGTCGTATGGGATCAGGGCATTCTTCACATCAACCATCACAGCAAAACCGTGAAATGGTGCCCTTTGGACCGTCTTACAAATTATCGGACTTACCGCTACTGCCCTACGAAAGGCAGCTAATAGCATTTCTCGGCATTACAGAGGCCGAATATCGTCAATACAGAAAAGGGTTAATCAATAGCGGCAAACCTAGGCCGGCTGAATATGAGCTAATTCCTGATGTGCAGGCCGCTCCTGCTGCACCATTTTTGATTCAGATCGCCATTGGCCTGGTCTTGACCGGCATTGGCATCCTTTTAGCTCCTAAGCCAAAAGAACCGACTCAAGAGGAAGACAAGAGGCAATCAGTTCGGCTATCAGATCAAACTGGACGATCTAGGTTTAACTCTGTCGCGGGTTTTGATGGTGCTCAGCAGATCGCCTCATTAGGTGCTGCTATTCCGATTCAGTTTGGGAAATATGAGCAACACACTCAAAACGGCCAAACATATTTTACTGGCGGTTTTATGGCCAGTCCTCAGTTGGTTTGGTCGCGCATGTTCTCTTATGGAACGCACCAAGGGTTCAAAGGGCTGTTCAATTTAGGCGAATGCCTCAATGATCCTGCTGTTTATATCGAAGGTCAAAATGATCCAACCAAGCCGGATGATGCAGGAATCCAAGTTGGCACTCAGCCATTAGACGCACTTCCTGATCAGCAGCAGGCGGTTTATTGGAACACCAATCTCACCAATGCCCGTCCTCAGGCTGTGGATTTGGTGTATGGAACGCGAGGCTATCCAGCAGCAGGTGATCCGCAGACGAACAATGACATTTTTACTTGTCCAACTTCGGTTGCAGATAATCAGCCGGCATTTTGCATGTCTTATGCGCCGTCAGGCGATACACAGTTTGGCTTTTATAGCCCGATTGCAAATGGCAATGGCTACATGCTCAACTTCAAGATCATCCCAATCCCGAGTCGGCCTGGTGATGATGACCCTGGAGAGCGCCTCAATATGGAAAGGCGCAAGATTAGTGGTCGCGAAGATCAGTCCACCCAAGACGGCACAGGTCGAGGGTATGGCCCACAGATGGGCATTAAGTCGTTAAACGGCTGGGAACCTCAAGCCACCGAGTCTTATGTCAATGTCAATGTTGGCGATGAGATTGTTTTCTGGATCAGGCGCGATTGCTTGACCATCAACAACATCGATCTAGCTGAAGGGCAAGAAACTGTCACGGCTAATGATGTCAACAATGCAATTAACAACCGACGTGCGGCAGCTGACGATGCCTTGCAGATTGGCGAGACATTCATGATTGGCCGCACCATTTGGCAGGTTGAAGGCCGCAATGATGCACCAGATGGTTCAGGTTTGGCGGTCTGGCAGGCAGAGCAGGTCTCTGATGACGGCAAGACTGGCCTAGGAGACGGTCAAGATGTCTTTGTCACCCTGAAGATGATCGAGACAACCACAGGGCCTGACTCGACATCGATTGGCCTGCCTGGCTTTGATACGCTCACCAGCTTTGTTACTTGGGATGGTGGCGACCCTCCACCTAAATGGGTGGGAACATCGTTCTGGACACTGGGCAGAGCATCACTTGCAGTGATCAGGAATGTGCGCCCTGCTGAGGTAACTGAGTTCGGAAT